GGGGTATCGGGCGGACGACGTGTTTGCGGAGCACTGGCAGCCGCTGGTCGACGGATGAGGGTCGTCGGGTGGACGTTCACGCAGGACGCGTACAAGCACGGACGCGACGAATGGCTCCGGCGCGTGGTCGCGGCGCTCGGTGAGGCCGACGACGTGCTCGTCTTTGACCATCATTCGGAGGACGGGTCGCCGGAACTCGTTTCGGAGTTGGGTGGGGTGTGCTGGTCGCACGCGGATCGGAACCGGACTATCGGTCGGGCGATGAACCTCGGGCATCAGGCTGCTGCGGATGCGGCGGGTCCGGGCGGGCTGGTGGTAACGGCGCAGGATGACATCGTGTGGCGTCCGGGGTGGCGGGCAAAGTTGGAGGGGTTCTTCGAGGATGCGCCGAAGCGGGTGGGGCTGGTGTCGGGGCTGCTCGAGCCGGACTTTCCGTGGGCCGCACCTATCGAGGTCGTGTCGGGCGGTGGCGTGTCGGGCCTGTCGAGGATGACCGTTCCGGGCGGCGCGTGGGTCTATCGGTCTGAGATGTGGGCGACGATGCGCTGGGCGAACGAGGTCGGGCCGTCCCATGACATGCCGATCTGCCATCGGGTGCGCGACGCCGGGTATGCGCTGGTCGGGCTGGACCTTGCGGACCATCTCGGTGCGGGCCGGTCGACGTGGGGGAACAACTCGTATGCGGCAGTGCAGCCGCTGAACCTACGACGGTGGGGTCTCGAATGATCCCGAACCTTGTCCACGCCTACTGGGGTGGCGGGCCGCTTCCTGACTGGCAGGCGGCGCTGCTGGACGTGTGGCGCGACAAGCATGACGTGATGTTCTGGACGGATGACAACCTGCCGGAGATGCGGACCCGCGACCTGTTCGACGACCCTGCCAGATATTCCCCTTCGTCGCATCCGGGTCAGTATCGTGCGAACCTGCTCAGGTACGAAGTGCTGCACGATTATGGCGGCGTGTGGGTGGATTGCGATTTGGAGTGGAGGCGTGATATCGGGCCGCTGCTGGAACTGTCTGGATTTGCGGCGTGGGAAACTCAGGACCAGTTCATCAACAATGCGTTCCTAGGTTTCCCGGCAGAGCATCCGGCGCTGACGGCCATCCTTGACGGGCTGCGCCATTCGGTTCTGTCGCAACCTTCGCAACGGTCTAACGTCCAATCGGGAGCGCAATACATTACGCCGATACTTCGAGGTCGGGACGACGTGACGGTACTTCCGCAGTCGCAGGTGTACCCGTACCGTTGGGACGAACTTGACCGTGCCGACAGCGAGTTCCCTGACGTGTGGGTTGTCCATCATTGGGCGAACGCCCGGAGGAAGGCTGACCGTGGCAGGTAAGGGTTGGGCGATGACAGGCGACAGCCTTACGGCACTCGCGGTCCGTGTTGGGGAGTTGCGTCCGTCGCTGGTTGTCGAGTGCGGATCCGGTCGGTCCACCCGTGTGCTGCGTGAGGCGGTGCTGCCGTGGGCCGGTCACGTCCTGTCTTTGGAGAACGTGGAGGACTGCTGGCGTGCGACGCGGAACGACTGTGACGGCCTGTCTGGTGACGTGAGGTTTGCGCCGCTTGTCGAGCGGGACAGTCCTGCCGGACGATTTCTGTTTTACGATGTGACCCTTCCGAACGGTATTGAGTTTGCGCTGATTGACGGTCCGCAGCAGAAGGTGTACGGGCGTGAAGGAACGCTCCCTGCACTGTGGCCCCACCTGACGTCCGGTGCGGTCGTGTGGATGGACGACACGAACCGTGCGGCAGAACAGGCCATGCTTGCCATGTGGTCGGACCACTACCCGTTCACTGTCACGCAGGTTGACGATTATGTTTGCGAGTTGCGGAAGGCGTAACGCCCGCCGTAACGCGGGACTGTAGACTGACGTTGCCCGGAGGTTCTGAATGGCCGATTACGCCACGCTCGCGCAGGTCAAGGCTGCCCTGCGGATTACCGACACTGTCGACGACGCGCTGCTCGGCGCGACGATCACTGCTGCGTCACGGTTCATCGACGGGCACTGCAACCGCAACTTTCAGGTGGCCTCCGGCACGTCCATCCGCGACTACATCCCGACAGCCCGGATGGACCCGCTCATCGTGGACGACATCACCAGCGTCGTGTCCATCAAGATCGACGAGGACCTTGACCGGACGTTTGCGACGACGCTGAATGACATCGACTTTCAGTTGGAGCCGGTGAACGGCCTGTCCTTCGGGGAGGACTATCCGTACACGCGGGTGCGTCCGCAGGAGGACGGGTACTGGCCTATCGCTTTCGAGAAGCGTGCGACGGTCCGTGTCGAGGGGACGTTCGGGTGGCCTGCCGTTCCTGAGCCGGTGGTGCAGGCGACGATCCTGCAGGCGTCCCGCCTGTTCACCCGTTACGAGTCGCCGCTCGGCGTCGCCGGGTTCGGGGACATGGGCGCGATGCGCGTCTCCTTCAAGGTCGACCCGGACGTGGCCATGCTGGTCGCGCCGTACCGTCGCGTGCAGTTCTGATGGCATCGGTATCGGCGCTCCGTAACGCCCTCGCGTCCTCTATGGGTTCGATTACTGGTCTGAGGACGAGTGCGACGGTGCCGGATAACCCGCGTCCGCCGATCGCGGTGGTGATGCCTGAGCGGATCGCTTACGACCTGAACGCACGCCGGGGTGCGGACACGTTCTTCTTCACCATCATCCTGATCGTGTCGAGGGCTGACGACCGGGCAGCGCAGAACAACCTTGACGCGTTCCTGACCGGCGAGTCGTCTATCAAGGCGGCGGTCGAGGCCGACAGGACTTTGGGTGGTGTGGCGAATACTTGCCGGGTGACGGAGATGACGAACTATGCTTCGCTGCCGGTGGGCGACGTGCTGTACCTTTCTGCTCAGTTCACCGTGGAGGTGGTTGCATGACTTGGACCGTAACGTCGGAACGGCTTGGATGGTCGGCTGGCACGCAGGTTGGTGCGGACGACCTTGCAGGGTGTAACATCGATGCGCTGGTGCAGGGTGGTCACCTTGTTCCGGTGCAGAACAAGCGGACGCCGCAGATGCCGGACAGTCCACCATACAAGAGCAAGAAGAAGCCGGTGGACCCGGTGACTGAAGACGAGTCGGCTGAGGAGCCGGAGGAGCAGGAATAATGGCACGCATCGTCCTTACCGACGTGGATGTGGTTATCGGCACAGTCAACCTGTCGGACCACGTTGCGAGCGTCGAGATTTCGCAGAACTTCGATGATGTCGAGACGACCGCGTTCGGGGACGGTGGCCGTACCCGCGTCGCTGGTCTCGAGGACTCGAGCATCTCGCTGTCGTTCCATCAGGACTTCGCCGCTGCTGACGTTGAGGCGACGATCGGCCCGCTGGTTGGCGGCACCGCGTCGTTCGACATCAGCGCGTTCGGTACCGCTGCTGCTAGTGCTACGACGCCGCGTTACACCGGGACCGTGCTGGTTACCGAGTGGACCGCGATCAACGGTGCTGTCGGAGACCTGTCGACCGCTGACGTGACGTGGCCGGTCGTCGGGCAGATCGCTAAGGGGACTGCTCCATGATTTCGCTCAGCCTGCGCGTCACCCATGACGGTGACACGAACGAGTATGTGGTCGGGCCGAAGGTGCAAGTTGCTTTCGAGCGCGAGTGGAAGATGGGGATGCCGAAGGCGCTGACGAACGAGCAGCGCATGGAGCATCTTTACTGGCTGGGCTGGAAGGCTCAGCAGGCTGCCGGTGTCGTGGTCAAGACGTTTGATCTGTGGCTCGACGGCGTGGAGTCTGTGGAGGTGGTCGAAGCGGATCGCCCTTTGTAAAGAACGGGATGACGATGCTCGTGGCGCAGATGTCGGTTGCTACGGGTATCGCTCCCAACGATCTGCTGGACGCCCCGCCGGAGGTCTTCCGTGCGATGCTGAAGGTTCTGAGCGACCGGAACCGGCAGCAGGAGAGGGCGGCGAAGCGTCGTGGCTGAACCTAACGGCGTGATCATTACGGGGCTGGATGAGACGCGCCGTCAGATGCGCCAGTTCGCTCCTGATTTGCTGAAGGAGATGAACACCGAGGTTCGTCGTATCCTGCAGCCGCTGGTGACGGATGCGAAGAACATCGTTCCGTCGTCGGAGCCGTTGGGCCGGTGGAACCAGTCTGTGAACGCTCCGGGGTCGCGCCCGTCGTATTCCGCCTACGGGAAGCGGTGGGAGTATTCGCGGCTCGAGTGGGACCCGGCGCGCGTGAAGCGCGGCATCCGTGTCGTTTCTGGTCGTGCGCGTAGTCGAGGTGACTCTTTCAAGGGCGCGTATGCGATCCGTAACGCTGACCCTGCCGGTGCCGTGTTCGAGTTGATGGGGTCGGGCAAGTCGCGGGTGAACATGGTGGGGAACGTTCGGTCGCGTCACGGGTCGGGGAAGCGTCTGATCTGGCGTGCGTGGAATAAGGCGCGGGCTTCACGTCGGGTGCCGAGGCAGGTCACGGATACCATCAGACAGTTCGAGCAGAAGTTTCAGGAGCGTCTGAACAGTAGGGGTGTCCGATGAGCGTCAATATCAACGTCGGGGTCACCTACAACGGCAGGAACATTCGCAAGTCGTTCGCTGACCTGAACCGGCTTCGCAAGCAGGCGGATACTACGTCTGCGCGGATGCAGGCTATGGGCGCTCAGATGCAGTTGGTCGGGCGGTCCATGTCGAACGTCGGCAGGACGCTGACGCGGAGTGTGACTGCGCCGCTGGCGGCGGTCGGGTTCGTCGCCGTCAAGTCTGCCACGGAGTTCGAGTCTTCCTTTGCGAAGATTCAGGGTCTCGTCGGTGTCGCAGCGGAGGACATTGGGGAACTTGAGGAGGCTGCTGCGCGTCTCGGTCCGGCGTTCGGGCGCACGTCGAATGAGGCTGCGGAGGCGCTGTTCTTCATCACGTCTGCGGGTCTGCGTGGCGCTGAGGCGATCGAGGTGCTTGAGGCGTCGCTGAAGGCGTCGGCGGTCGGCCTTGGGGAGACGCAGGTCGTCGCTGATCTGGTCACGTCGACGGTGAACGCTTACGGGTCGTCGGTCCTGTCGGCGGCGAACGCTACGGACGTTCTGACGAACGCGGTGCGGTTGGGGAAGTTGGAGCCGCAGGACCTTGCCGGGTCTATCGGTCAGGTGCTGCCGCTGGCCTCTGCGATGGGCGTGGAGTTCCATGAGGTTGGTGCGGCGTTCGCTGCGATGTCGCGTACTGGTACGGATGCGAACACGGCTGCGACGCAGTTGCGGCAGATCCTTGCGACGATCCTGAAGCCGACCTCGCAGGCGAATACGGAACTCGAGAAGTATGGACTGTCCGCTCAGGGGCTGCGTGAGCAGTTGCGGGACCGTGGCCTGCTGTCCGTCCTCGAGACGCTCACGTCGACCCTTGCAGATAATGAGGAGGGTGTGGCGGGCGTGTTCGGGAACATCCGGGCGCTGTCCGGTGTGCTGGACCTGATGGGGTCTAACGTCGAGGGGACCCGCCAGATTTTCGATGGGATGGCGGACTCGTTCGACATCACTGCGGATACTGCCGGGTTCAAGTTTCAGCAGGCGCTGGCGGAACTGCGGGAGACGCTCCGGTCGGTGGGTGAGACGCTGCTGCCGATCGTGCAGCGGATCGTGGAAGGCGTGCAGGGGCTGGTGGACCGCTTCAACGATCTGAGTCCGGCGCAGCAGGACATCATCGTGAAGATGGCGGGGCTGGCGGCGCTGGCTGGTCCGGT